CGAGGACTTGAGAAGCCCTGATCGGCATCGGCCTCTGGTCAACTGCCGCTTCTCCCTGTACCACGTCCTTATCCGGCGAGAAAAAAAAACCTACGGCCAGGTCGCAGAATTTTTTCATCGCGATCACAGCTCCGTGGTTCACGGGGTGAAACAATGGGAAAGTTTGTTGGGAGTCGGAGACAGAGAAGCCGACAGACTCAGCAAGATTGCAAACGGCGTATACTCACAAATCAAAACAACATACTATGGAGAAGAGGAAGATCATTGACATCAGCCTGAACATCGACGAGCTGCGGAAGCAGAAGCACCGCTTCATCGAAGGCAAAAAAGGAACCTATCTCGACCTCAAGGTCATCGAGCTGGACAACAAGGAGTACAACGATTTTATGATCGTGGTCAAGGTCAGCAAGGAGGACTACGAGAAAGGAGTGAAGGGTGAAGTGGTTGGATATGGCAAAGATTGGTCGCTTCGGGGAAGCAGCACCCCAAAGCCTTCCGCCCCATCTGTGGACTCGGATGACCTCCCGTTCTAATGGCGAGAATCCTGATCGACCTCAAGGAGCTTGCAACCTGGCCGCTCAAGGAGTTGGACGTGGTCAAAGCTTTGGTAAAACTTCACGCCGGGCAGTCCATGCAACAGGTCAGAGATGACCTTTCTTTGGACGATTCGATTGCCAAGCGCATTGCGAGTTTTTTGGTTTCTGAGGGGGGGCGGCAACGGCTGCCCCTTCTCTTCTGCGATCGGATTGACTCCTCTCTGGACGAGATGGTTGTCGGCATCACCCGCCATATGAACCAAGTCCTCGGCACGAGGTACTCAACCGAGGAGGTTCGGAAATATGTGGTTGTTTGGTATAAAGCCGGATTCACAGAAATGATTGCGTTCACCGATGTGGTGGACGATCGCAGCAAGGCGTGGCGTGACGACCGCAAGCTCAAGACGCACCTCAGACCTCAGACCTTGTTCGGCGAGAAGTTCGAGCAATATCGTAACCTGTCTCTGATCAGCTCGGAGACTCCAGACAAGACAGACCGTCGCAACGAGTTCACCGGGATATGAGTGCAATCAAGACTATCCATGACATTCTCCCCGAACTCTACGAACTGCGAAACGAAACACGAGAGGAGGCTTGTACGACAGGGATTGCGGAGTTGGACGACCTATACGCTCCACGCAAAGGGTATCCCTTGTTCATTGCTGGTGCGCCACATCACGGTAAGTCATTATTTGTCAAATGGCTTCTGATCGAGTGGAGCGAGAGGTACAACTACAAGCACTTCGTGTATATGGGGGAAGAGGGCGGAGCTGCGGAGTTGGCTCTGGACCTTGCGGAAATGCACACGGGTGTGCCTGCCCGAAAAAAAACCTTCAGGGGGGAGGATCAGGATCATATGATCGAGGAGGAATTCGAAATGGCGTTGGAATGGGTCAACGAGCATTTCGTGTTCTACGATCCCGGCGACCAAGAGGCCGACTTTACTCCCGACGAGTTCTACGCAGCTTGCGAAAATGGGAGCTACGACACGACGGTCTTAGATCCGTTCAACGATGCGGTGAAGGATTTGAAGGACGCAATGGGTCGGGAAGACATTTGGCTCACGAGCGAGCTGAAGAAGATCCGTCATCATAGCAAGCGTCTGGACAGAATCGATATTGTCGTCAACCACATTGCGAAGCTTCACGCTGACTCAACCACCGTCGGTGGCAAGCGGTATCAAAAACCCGCGCTGCCCCAAGAGTGGGCCGGAGGTCAGTCTTGGTATCGTCGCGCCTTTACGATGCTCTTGGTGTACAGACCGCCTGTAGGAGAAGTCCTCCGGGAAGGTGAGCCTGAGATTCGAGATGGCGAGACTTGGATTGTGAACCAAAAGACTAAGCCGAAAGGAAGCGGGAAGCTCGGCTTGGCGAAGCTTTACCTTTCCCGTGCAACCAATCGATTCACGTAATGTCGAACAACATCAGGCGATATGAAGTCGCCGACAAATCCAACTTGGAACGGATCGCAGACCGGATTGAAGCCGGGGGTGTAGCCGAGTCCGTCCTGGCTCAACTCGATACCGAGATGCCTCTGGACGCAGAGAAGCTCCGTCCTGTGATGGGCAAGAGTGCAGAAATGATTCTGCTCATCCTCGATCCGTCCTTGAGTTTGGAACGCATGGTCAGCGTCACCGAACGCAGCCTGTTTGCGGAGAAGAAACTGAACTTGGACTTGAAGGTGACCAACCGCCATTTGGTCGAGCGCAATGCAGAAATGGCAAAGGAGATTAGAACCCTGAAGGGCAACATCAGCAAATGGATGGACAATGCAGAGTTTTGATTTTGATGATCGGTACGATGGTACGGACGACAACATTGAGATTCTGCTTGAGGATGCTGCTCAGGATTCAGGGCAGGCTTATTTGTACGTCCGCATATATGCAAAGCCTGATGAGACTGATCTGGTCGTAAAGTCCGCTATGTCTGATATGGGGTTCACTCCTAACTCGTCAAGAGTGAGTGTGCTTTGCAATGGAACTCAAGAGCAATTGGCAATCGCCATCCTTGAGTTGTTTGAGATGTCTCCCGTATTTATGGAGGCGTTTGTGGCTGCCGTGAAAGCAGTCGAAGACTTCAAAAACAAGATGAACTGATGGCACGTAGAGGGTACGTCAAACCGCGCAAAGTCAAAGAGCGATTGGCTCGACGGATTGCGGCATTCGAGAAACTGAAAAACAAGAAGGGCTTCGTCAAGCCCGGATCACAACAAGGAGGAAATGGCACAACTGTCCGAAGAGAAGAAGAAGAGTCTCAGGAAGCTGTTTGAAGACAACGGCTTGAGCAGCGATGACGTGTTTCAGCATAAGCACTTCGTCATCATCACCCGTTCCGGGATTGAGAAGATCCAAGCTCGGAAGCAGATTTTAGTGACCTTCGATGAGGTCAAGCTTGAACGTGACTTCGTCGTGTTGAAGGCCATCGCGATGTCACCTGAGAACCCACACATCGTCGTCCAGACTTATGGGGAGGCAGGGCCGGAGAACTGCAAGAACACGTACTACGTGATGACGGCAGAGAAGCGGGCCTTGTCACGGGCGGTGTTGAAGATGGTCGGCTTGTATGAGCATGGCGTATTCGGAGAGGACGAAGGAGTCCAGTACGAGTGATGGATTGGATTGATGAGCTATTCGAACAGGTCGAGACCGAGGAAGAGGTCAGCGATCGGCAGCGCGATTGGCTCATCAGTCAAATCGAAGCCTGTCGGTTTCCCGACAATGTTGCGGAGAGCTACATAGACAGAGTCCTATCTTCAGATTTAGATCGGGCCACCTATAGAGAGATGGCTACGACGATGCAGATGAATGTGTTGGACATCCGATACGTATATGCTCCCTCGCAACGGGAGATAGCACGATTCATTCGGAGCTTCTGTTTCCCTGACGATGAGTGATTTTCGGTGGCCCAAGAGTGATGAGGTGAAGTACAAGCCTTATGTCTACCCTCATCGTAAGCACGACCGCCTGCTCATCCTAAGTGACATTCACGTCCCCTATCACAATCCTGCGGCTCTGGATGCGGCTCTGTACTACGGCCAGGATCACAAGGCAAACGGGATTCTCATCAACGGCGACTTCTTAGACTGCTACGCCATCAGCAGCTATGACAAGAACCCAATGAATCGCCGCTTTGCAGAGGAGTTGAAGATGGGCAAGGAGATTCTGGAAGTCATACGTGGGGCATTTCCTACAGCTCATATGATGTACGTGATTGGCAACCACGAGGAGCGATATGAGAAGTATATGTTCAAGAAGGCTCCGGATCTGCTCGGCATTGATGCCTTTGATATGTATCAGCTCTTAGACGCAGGACACCTTGGGATGGATGTCGTCCGGGACAAGCGTTACATCGTCGCAGGCAAGCTCACCATTATGCACGGACACGAGGTGTCTGGTGGGAGTGGTGGAGGCAGCACCGCGAAGGCTTTGTACAATAAGACAAGGACACACGCTCTCTGTGGTCACCATCACCAAACCGACACCTTCATCCAGAGAGACATCAGGGACAACTGCGTAGAGGCACACACGATCGGCTGCCTATGTGAATTGTCTCCGGCTTATCGTCCCATCAACAAGTACAACCACGGGTTTGGGTTTGTTGAATTCAAGAAGAACGGAGACTTCCTTGTTCACAACAAACGTATTCAGAAGGGTTTGGTCGTGTAGGGAGTTTGTCCTATATTTGGGTAAAACCTTCAAAATGGAACAGGAGATCAAAAGTGTGTGTGAACAGTTGCGGGAAGTCCGCAACGCAAGTGGCTTCAGTCTGGATGTGGTTTGCGAGAGGGCCAATCTGGACAAATCCACGGTCTCTAAGTATGAGCGCGGCCTCCTCGTGCCTAAGCCCGCTACAATCGGTAAGTGGGCTAATGTGTTGGGGTGCGAGGTCCGGGTCAGTCTTGAGCGTGTCCCGTCTGAAGGTCAGCTCGGAAGTACTCGTTGAAATAGTCAAGGCACTCTCTGAGTCCTGTAGCGACTACGGCAAAGTATCCACGAGCCAGGAGGTCGTCCTTCCAACGGAGTTGATCCTTGGATGGGCGGCCTCCCTTCTTTTTGACCTCGATGCAAAGCCCGTTGTATCCCTGCCTCGGCTCAAAGAACAGAACGTCCGGGACACCTCTTCGGTAGCCCGCCTTCTTCATCTTCTGCGCTGCTCCGATGCTCAGTCGGACTCCTCCGACGGTTGCGCTGAACAAGATGTTTGGGTATTGTTCTGTGATCAGACGGACAAACTCACTTTGGATTTGGTGTTCCGACATTGGGCCATTGATATGGATCGCTCACATCGAAACCGGGACAGAAGGTGGGACTGAACTCTCGGTGACCATGGAGCGGAAGCTCTTTGCCCAAGATGCTCCGAAGCTCATCAACCAAATACAAGATTGTTTGAGCCTGATCGGCGGTCAGGGTACAGAACGGATCGCCATAGTCATCGATGCCACCGACAAACGCAATACCAATGGCCTTGCTATTCTGACCCTTGGTGTGCGCTCCAGAGACGGCAGTATCGCGCCCTTCCTTGAGCGTTCCGTCTGCCTCTACATAGAAGTGGTATCCAATGTCCTGCCAACCACGTTTCTTGACGTGGAAGTCACGACACCATTGAACATCATACTTGGGCAGCCTGCGGGTCGCCGTATGATGCAGGATGATTTTGTCGAAGTCCCGGTAGGACTTACTTCTTAGCCTTTTTCTCATTTCCTCGGTCAGACGCAATGGCGTTGACGAGGAGGCGGAGGTATCCGACGATGCGGTCATCGGCTTTCCCGGGAGTGAGACTGACGATAAGATCCGCGACAAAAAGAACCGCAAGAGCGATTTCAGGCCAATTTTGAAGAAGGAGTTCACTCATCTTTCTGTTTTTCTTTCCGGCTACTACGAGCCTTCAATGCACGTTCGACATTCATCCAGATCAAAGTCACGCCTGTTCCCAAGGTCAGGATGGTTGTCATATGCGTTTCAAGTACGGCATAACTCCAACTCAAACCAAAGACATTGAGAAGATTCTCACGGCACAACATGATGCATCAAACATCTGCTCTTTTCCGAACAGAGTTGCAGACCAAGTCTCATTCCTCCGGAGGATGCCACATATGGTTTATTTGTTCAATGACTTCATTGAGCTTTGCAATGACATCGCGCAGAGTGGCGGTTTCTGGAAGCTCGTCTATCGGATCTTCAGCATGTGCCATTAGTCAACCAATTCAAAGGTGAAAGACGCAATCATATAGGTGGTGGTGGTCAAACTGCCTGTTCGATTCTCCGCAAGCAGCATACAGAAGTCCTCAGCAAAATCACTTGTCGTCGTCAACGTCCCGTGGTAAACACGACTGCTTGAATTGGAGATATGGGTAACGTCAGCCGTCTCACCACGAAGTGTCAATGTGCGACTGCTTGCATTGCCTGAAGTGTCATGATCTGCGCCCCACAAGGAGATGCCCCACGTACTTGAAGCAGGAGCGTTCTGCAAACGGAAGGCGTAGTGAATTTTGACCTTCTTGTCGGTTGTAGGGATTCGGATGCCATACGCAATCAGCTCCCAATGGTTGATGCTTGCCGTAGTTGAGTCTACGGCGTGTGAAGCAGAGTAGGTACGGAGCGTAGAGTTACCTGGCTCACTTGAGAATGAGTACCAGTTTGTCGGGCCATAAGACCCCTGTCCAGTCCAAACACGCTCACCATCATCAGCAGAAGACCACATGTATCTACCGCCAACCTGAGTCAGAAAGATTGGTCCAGACGATCCTCCTGAGCCTGATGCCCACGATAAAGTGCCTGTGCCATCTGTGGTCAAGTGCTGACCATTCGTGCCATAGCTATCAGGCAACACGAAGGTCTTGTTGCTACTGACTGAAGCGGGAGCCTTAATCGAAAGACTATTGATGCCATTTGCCGCAGCTTCATACAGAGCAACGCTACCCTGAAAAAGGGTGGTACTACGGACGGCGAGTGCGCCATACTTCTCCTGTATGACTACGCCGTTGCCATATGCCTGCACGGACTCCAAGATGTTGCCCTGTGCGTCTACGATATTGAGCTTGGCAATTTGTCCTGTACCTCCGCTGAGGACAATCTCACGAGTTGTTCCGCCGCTGATTGTCTGGTCAGCGTCAGCCAATGGGCTTCCCGGAAGGGTCGGGGTATTGTCAAGGTCGGCGTAGTCGATGCCGCTTGTGGCAGCCACGAACGTGATCGTATTAGACCCTCCTGAAAAGGTGACTGGCTGATTGAATTGAGCAGGGGATGACACTCGGAAATCACCCGCAGGAAAGTTGACCGTGGCCTTGGTGTTCTGCGTAGAACTGCCCGTGATACTCATTGCCGTCACGGCAGCTTCCGATCCGGTAGCTCCTGCCTGAACCTTGAGAGCAATTGTTCCCGGACTTGTTTCGCTCAGTTCGAACTTGGTGTTCTCGCCCGCTTGGAGTTTCCCTGTGGTGGAGGTGACTGCAACGTGACTTTCGGTGTTGCTTGAGGTATTGATGAACACCCCCACGCCATCACCGGAAGTGGTCTCCTTGAAGACCGCCTGAATGTCCGTCAGGGCTGCGGTGTTACTCGCAATCGCATTCAGCTCAGACTGAGTCGCAAACTTGTGAGTAGAGCTTGCATCTTCAACCTCATCAGCGGTCAATGGCTTCTGACCGGATGCAACGGTGAAGTCAGAAATTGCCGATCCCGACATCGTGATTGCGGCGAGCTTGGCTTGATCGTCGGCACTTAGCGTCCCCGACCCACCGCCTGTCTTGTTTTTGACAACTGAGATGGGGCCAGGATTGAAGCGTCCAGAAGAAACCCGATCGGGAAGCGGGTCAGCATTGGTAAGGCTATCGACCAAGCTCACTCCTGTGTACTCACTCTGCACCAAGTACCCCTGCACCGTCTGCCGTCCTGCCATCAAATCGTGGCTACAGGCTTGGATCTGGATGGTCACATCACTACCGCCTTGCTCGATGACTACCCTGCCTCCCGGATACAGAAGCTTGTGGTGATGGTCACGTAGTAGAAGCTCGATGTCATAGGTGTCAAGGCTATTGTATCGCAGGGCGAAGTGTGCCTTAGAAATGACGTGGAGATTTGCCGATCCCGAAGACGAGGTTGGGAAGGTGTCCCCTCGCTCGGAGAACCAACCCTTGCCAAAACCATCGGTCTCGACAGAGCTTGATCGGTGACCACTACCGACGGTCAAGGCTCCAATCGGCCCATAACGGGAAGCAGGACGAGTCGCAAGCAGGGTAGTCCCGACTTCGACGGTCTCCGTTCCATTTGTAGTCGTGTGGGTTGCATAGTACACGGTGTCTTCGTCCGTGCCTGCATCCCCATTTGCCAACTCCAACTTCTGGACCCAACACGAGAAGAGACCATTGACCTCTCCCTCAGTCATCTGAGTACCCTCGTTCTTGTAGGCCGTAATCTCTGCGTCTAAGCTCACCCCCGTATGCACGGAGATGTTGTTGTCCATCTCCGGCAACGTAATATCCAAGTGCAGAGTGCGGGTGTGTTGGAATCGGTTCTGATTTCGGAACCGCTGCTGATTGGCGTTGGTCTCGTGAGCTACACAATACAGGCCGCACGGGAACTCGGTGATGCTCCCGCTGCCGTCATCGTACTCCAAAGTCTCCACCTCGGTGTCCATATGGTCGGGGACGAGGAAGGGGATTTCAAACCAAGCCTCAGTATCAGACCACTCAACATCTGTGGTGATTTCAAGAGGGAGCCAGGTCGTGATGTCTGTGCCTCCGGTGACCACATTGCCAGTGGGAATACGGATGTCACCAAAGCCGGAGTCGTTCGAGAAGTCTGCTGAATCGTGGACGGCGACGGTCTGCTTAAGATACTTGTTGCCAACCTTCAGCTTGAATCGAATAACGGGTTGCACA